ATCGGATATCTTCATATCAGGAATACTTTCTATCAAAATTTGAATCAGCATCATCGCTCTGGATGGATACATTTCTACATATTCCCGATTTCAAGAGAAGAAGGCTTGCTCTATTTGACAATCTAGATAAGATAGACTGGAACACAAGTGGAATTCCGGATAAGCTATGTCTAACTCCAGACTGGGCAGAAGCAGCTAAGAATCGAGAAGTAAAAAGAATAAAAGTCGGTGATGATTTATATGAAGAACCAGAGTTAGAATCAGGACAGTTAGCCGCTTGGATTCAAGACCTGAAGGGTTTAAAGATCAGACTGTCTAATTTCATTCATTTCCCAATGATACTATGTGATACTACTAAAGATGAATCTTTGGAAAAGCCACTTTTAGATAGTTCAACCGTGATAGGAAAGATCATTCAATCAGCAAAACTCACTCAGACAGAGAAGTGTTATATTGCTCTATCAAACATGGAAAGAGATGGTAAGACAAGTTCTAAAGTTGACAAGGGAGATTTCGCTATTCCTAGGTTAACCCAACAAGATAGAATTCATCTCTCAAAACGCGGTGTTCAAGCTAAATCAGAAACTACAGGACTCAAATTTGCAGAAGTGAAGAAAGATAAATCACTATCTCCTAATTTGGATACATCTCCTTTGGAATTCTACCTTTCTGAGCAGTTCAAATTGCTTGATGAGGAACATGGAACGATAGACTTTGATTTAGACTCAGGAAATAATGTTGATTTCACTCACAAATGGTTTGATGTTGTTTCTAAAATATCAGAGTTTAGAGCTCTAGAGTTCCATGACAGGGTATTATCAGAAGTTATTGCAAATTCAACTCGTAATGTTGATAAGGATGTCTTTATTGTCCGAAAGGTTAAAGGGTATAGAGCATACGTCATAATTAAGCCTACTAGCCTTGGCTCAGTTAACGATCCTAAACCAATATTTTATTCTATAGTGTTTAGAGGCAGATCATTGAACAGCATATTTGAACCGGTTCATTCTTCCAATCTAGGTTGGTCTTATACAGATTTCATCTCTACATCCAGAATTAGAGCGTCTCACCATATGAATTC